GTTCTGCGCTCTGCCCGTCTAATGCTATCTCGCTGAGTGTTGTCAAAGTTAGAAATGATGTAGACCTCGGGAATCTCTGGATTCATCTCGTTAGGGATAACATCAAAGTGATGGGGCAAAAGTACCCGAAGGTTAAGCTTTCCATCTTGAGGGAAGCATTGGATGGCGCATTGGCCCTCATACTTATATGCCTCATTTGCCTTACGCAATACGGTATTTATGTCCATATCAGCGTAAACAAAACTGAGATCTTCAATCTTTTTAGGGCCATTATAAACATTTCTTTCTGGTGGCTTTTTATAAAGTGATGCTTCTGATTTAGATATGCGTCTCTGAAGATTAATTGAGGCAAAAATAGACATTTCTGAAACAGTCTGAGGATCTAGCTTTGACTCCAAGTATTCTTTAATATACTGATAGAAATTATCTTCCTGCATATTCTGTTTCTTGTAGGAAACAACTTTTCGCTGGATGTTTTCATCTGACTTTATTTCTCGGATGATCTGCTTTCTGTAAGCTAAATCTAGTAGTTTTTCTTCCATGATTATCTCGTTGTGTTAAATGGAGTTAATGTTCCAATCTTTTCAGTATTATTCTTATAGTAGTGTATATAATAACCAACCGCACTGACAACGTGCTGAAAATCATTTGAGTCATCTTCTTGGTATGATGATCCAGACTTCACTTTAGTTAACCTCAAGCCCTCATCAACCTTTGCAGCTTCTGAATAAATATAGAGTCTTATCTGTCCATTTTCATTTAAACAATGCGCATTAACAATGTTTTGCCTTGCTCTTACTGGTGGATTTTGATTAGGAACTTGCATGACAACCCTTAACGCCATTCCATTTTTCTTTCTAAAGTTCTGAAGCTTTTTAAGGATAATGTCATAGTCAGTTCTGTTTCCTCTTGTGTCATTGTTTTTACCGTTTCTGTCTCCAAATATTCTGACAACAGAAACCTGCTCAAGGCAGCCATCATCAATCATTTCGTCGATTATCTCTTCAGTATTAAAACCCTCAACCACAAATGATTTTCCTATATGGAATACCCCATTAATACACTGGCCATAAGCTGACGACATTGGCTTACCTTCACCAATGTTAAAATCGTGCATAAAATCTAGTGGGTGATTTGGATTAATAACGTATTTTTGTAATTTATTAAACTGCTTATCTGAATTGTAAGCATAATATGGAGTAGCCCCCTGAATAGATACCCACTGACCAAGCAACATTCTTTTTGCCATTTGTGGGTCTAGATCATTTCTTAAATTCTGAATATACCAATCAGGAAGGAAAGGGTTCTGCTCAGTTAAAGAATAAAAAACTCTTTTATTTCCTATTCCATTTTTTTCAATAAATTCTTTGTAAAGATAATGAGATGGTTCATCTGGGTTAGTAAGGCAAAGAATAAAGTTCTCTTTAACTTTAGGTAATCGACCAACCCTCATTTTAACTGCATCATAAAGCTCTTTGGTTGACTCTGATGCTTCTTCAATAACTATCCCAGACAACTCCAATGATCTAAACTTCTCAAAGTCTCCTTTGTCGTATGAATCCCCTATAATCTCTGAACCGTTGACGAACTTTATGCGCATCTCAGATTTATTGTACTCTTTGACCATTTGTGGAATGTCTGCAATATGGGAAAGAAGAGTTTGCCAGAATGTTCTTTTAAGGTCTTTTAATGCCCTTCTTAGAACTAAAACTCTTGAGTTTTTATTTTTTAAAACATGAAGCGCAGTAATATGAGCAGCACAGATTGATTTTGCCGATCCAATTGAACCACTAAGAAGAACTTCCAGAACACCATTAGAGTAATCAAAGGTATTAAAATGTTCTATTGATTGTATTTGCCAGGGAATTATTGTCGGATCAAAGTCTTGAAGTAAAGGAGTCACGCTTTGGTTTCTGGTTTATTGTTGCCATAATTAAGTTTTATTTCAATCTTGGAATTGTCCGACAAGTTATGATCAATAACTTCTTTTGGCTTACCAATAAATGTATCTCTTAAAAACTTAGCAGCTTCCACATTACCCAGGATTGCAATGCTGGCCATTGACTCAATGATGTCTGCCCACTTCTCAGCAACGATTTGAGTACCTTCATCGTGCATTCGTTTCTTAGCCATCAACTGGTCGAAGTTTTCTTTATAAGCTGTTTTCTTTGCGCCTGCTGGGTTTCCAGACTGACCCTTAACCCACCTACTCACCTGCTGCGCCCCTGCTTTCGTCACATTGCACAATGCCAAGCGTAAAAAGCTTCTGCCCTATTAAGAACTTACTCATTAAGGTGTTTATAACTTGAATGTTTTCTGGGTTTACTTCGAATGAGATTTTACAACTACCGTCTTTTAGCGTCGTAATTGATGACAACAAAGCTTCAATGCTTCCAATTTCTTGATAATTCACATTTTACCACTGGCTAAATGTTGCGACCCACAGGGTCTTTAACTCAGACTAGGTAAATTTTACATGGTTGTCAATCTTTATGAATCAACTTACCGTTAAACACTTCCCATCCATTTAACTCCATCCAGGTTCTAACAGATATGTATTTTCTCATCATTCCCTGATTTCCAATTGAATGAAACAGGCAATGGCAAGACTGGCAGACAGGTATCATATTCCAAGGTGCTTCAGAATATTCAGGCCAAACTTTACGAGTGTAGAGGTGGTGATATGTGACCATATTGTCTTGATTTTGTCCGCATACGATACAAGCTTGATCTGATTTATAGTTTTTCAAATTTACCTTTATTTAATAAAAGCTCATTGTTTTTTATCAGTTAATTGGTTGTTAACAATAAAGCTCATCAATTCCATTTGCCCAGCAATTGTAAGGTTCTTTATTTGTTTTCTTTTGCGTTTTGTATCTGTCTCTACTTTTGGCCAGATTATCTGCTCTAACATTAAAATCATCCCCGTCTATTGGTTCAAAAGTATCCGATGGAGAAATCTTTCTTTTTTTGACGTGCGTTTCATATACGAGATTCATTAATGATAATTTTTTAAATTTTCCATTGTGTTTATACATAACGAGTGGGCCTCTAATGGCGTACCCGTGAGTTGTAAGAATAGTTGCCTTATGGCCAGTTTGGGAGATTACTACCTCTCCATCCTCCGACACTAGAAGCTCCGGATAACTGATCGACTTCTTGAACATTTTTACCTCCCAACTTTGCTAATTCCTTGGAGACTGAAGACTTATAATCCTCAACTAGTAAATTTATAATTTCATCCATTGGAATATCTAAAATTCTTGATAGATTATGAACGTGCTTTAGAGGCAACTGGGCGCGACCTCTTTCAATATTACTTATTTGCTGCGCACCTTTGCCAAAAGTAAGCTCTAGTTCATTTCCTAATTTTTCTTGTGATATTTTTTTAATTAATCTGTTTGTCTTGATTGCGTTACCAACATGAACTGATCTTAAGATCATTTAGTACCTCCGTAGTGTGGAGGGATGTTTTAAATCACTTTTTCCTTGGTGTAAACTTGATTCTTGAAGCCTGAATATATTTTCCAATTATCACGTATTCCAATATGGAATCGTTCTTTAGATAGATAAATTTCACCAGGAGAAAACTTTTTAAATTGTTGTTCGCGTAATAATTCCGCACGCCATCCTGCAATAGTGCGCTGAACATTTTCAAGCCTTACCCATTCTTCATGCGTTGGCAGATATCCAGTGTTTATAAATAAAACACTCACTTTAAAATATGTGCCTGACTAAGCACATCCTCGATAAGTGTTGCGTTTGATTGAACTAGAATCTCTATTATTTCTGGATTTATAATTAATTCAATTCCATTGAAAGTATTAACCACATGAGAAATTTCATGCAAAAGAGTGTATTTTTGATCCTGCAAGTGTAATTCTGAATTAATTACAATGTGCCTTAGTCCTGCATCCCATAAACCATGAGGAGCATGAGTAAATTCAGGGTAAAGCTCAAGTATCTTTTTACTGGGTATGTTTTTGATGGGAATCTTACGGCCAAAAATCGTCACTGATTTAGGTAGTTTTTTCATTCCACAATTCTATCAATGAATTTGTGACAAACTCACTAATTTAAAACCTGACTAATTTATTTAAAAAATGAT